TCAACAAATCTTCTAAATCATTTAGGTTTATCTGTTTATTTACGTTGAATTTACCATTTATAAAACGGAAATCAGGTTGGGCGTCGCGTGTAGTGGCCGTGATCCATCCATTCTTGTAGGCCATTCGGAGAACATCCTTTATCTCTGTTGGATCTGAACCTGCCAAAACTATTTTGTCCTTTTTACTTTCGAGTATTATGCTCTTGCGTTTGGCCCTCACAATCGCCACGGGAGACTCGGCATTCCCGTACAACTTCCCGTTCAGGTACCGGACACGGGCGTTTTTGACACCCTTTACGAATCCGGCCACCTCTTTGAACCCCGCAATCTTTGAAAAATTTACATTCAGTTTTCCATTCACGGTCGCCACAAAGGCTGTCACGACGGGCTTGGAGTAACTTCCCGTAAAAACGCGTCTCGCCCGAAAGATGCGCTGTATCTTTCGCGCGGCCGTAGCCTTGTTCATCTCCTATTTTCCTATATTTTAATTTTCGGTCTGAACCAAATCCATACCAAAGATGAATGGTTGTGTTGCGTAGGTGACTCCGTTGTAGATGCGCGAGTCGCTCCGGACCTCGAGCTCCCGCGAGCTGAAAGGCCCTGCGTAAATATCTTGGTTGAACTTGGGCTTTTCTCCGAGCGCATTCTGGCTGGCGTGTTGTTGGTACGCAGTGACGAAAATCTTCTGGGGCACAAACAGGTCCGGTCCGAACCGCACCTTTTCGGAAGCCAAAAAGTGCTGGAGCGAGTTTGTGACCTGTGCGACCTGGCTCTGGATAGTCTTGAAATACTTTGGAAGAACGTTCCAAATATCCTTGTCGCTGTACTTGTTCGCATAGTCCAGATAGGCCCGAAGACACTTGCAGAGAATGGCCGGAATCTCAGCCTCGAGCTTGCGCTCAAGATGCGGGTCCGAGTCTGCACTTGCAATTTGGCGCCCAAAATTGATGGTCACGAGACGACGCAATATTGATCCTGAATTATCCTTCCAGTTTGGAACCTCGTTTCCTCCAAGGATGCCAGGAGTCTTCCACTGGAGGGTCAGGGCCGTGTCAAACTTGCGAGCGATGCTCACATCCTCACCCGATACCAAAGACTGAAACTCGGCCTGCTCGAGCTGAAGATCACCCTTGACCTCTGGGCTAATGAACATGAAACCGTTGTAAATGCTCGAAAGTCCAAATTTCTTTTCAATATTGTTCGAAAGGACCGACACATCCTCGGTCTCGTAAAACTTGCGACAGACCTTGGTAATGAGCGTCGATTTGCCAGACTGGGCGATACCCTTGATGAATGGAATAATCTGCCACCCATCAATCTCATTCACGTCAAAGCACAGACGCCCCATGAACACATAGACCCACTTGGAGACATCCTCCTCGAGTTTCTGATAGTTCAGAACCTTTTGCATATTTGGAGTTGGGATGTTCCACCAGTCCTCGATCTCGTCATAGGGGTCAAAGGGCAAGTCAAAATACTTGCAAGAGACGATGGTCGGATCGAGCTCGCGAAATTCAGGAGAGTTGTAATCGTAGAACTTGATCTTGTGTTGCGAGCCGTCCCAATCCTTTCCGGCCAACAGGCCGTTCTGAAATGACCAGACGTGCCGATCCTTTTTAATCTCTGGAAACTGAAAGTCCTTGCAGTTTGTCAAGTGTTTTACGACATCCGAAACCAAATTTCCTCGGCTCGTAAGATTTTTCCACATTTCGGGCTCATCCTCCTTCTGAGTCACATCATACACAAAGTCCTTGATCTCTTTGACAATTCGCCAAGCACGTGTATTGCGAATCTGGATACAACACTGACCCTTGTACCGCCGATATCCCTCATCATAGGTCTTTTTCAAAAGATACAAAAGGACCTTTTGATATGGGCTCAGGTTTTCATCATCCTTGAGACTTGCATCACTGTTGTCAATTGCCAACATTGGATTGTTAATTCGATTGTGTCGACGCTCCCAAAGCCGGTACTGCTCGAACATTTCCTTGCGGTCAGAGATGAGTCGTCGGACGCGGAGTTCAAGAGTGAATTCGTCTCCATTGATATCTTTGCTCGGGCGCTTGCTGGCTTCAAGAGCATCAATACGGGTCAAAAACGTACGACACTTGTGAATAAATCGATCCTTGCGAATCTTGACGTGCTCACTTTCATAATTTATAGGATACTTGTCTTGATCCCGCTCTTGGTCATTCGAAAAGAGGACAAAGGCCCAGACTTTTTCGGATGCAAGGGAATTTGCTCGAATATCAAAGCCCGCATCTTTCTCTTCGGCTGAAATTTGCTTTTCGAGCTCCTCGACGGTCCATTGATTTATTTCACTGTTTTGTTGAGCTTGATGAATTTCTTCTTCATGATCTGTTGTGACGTTTTTTTGAATTGTATGAACCTTGCGAGTTGCCATTAGTAAAATGACGCGAGACTTTTTTAAGGCTCTTCTGGAGTTGCAGGTGGATTCTTGCTTTTGAGTTCAGTTAGAATCTTTACCAGAATTTTATTTTGCATTTCGAATTGTGCAGCAACCTTCTCGAGAGCCTCTGCCTGGCGAAGCTGGATGCTCGCGATGGTCTCACCCTCCTCAGTGGCGAGGAAACTTCCTAGAGCCTCGAACATATCGGGACCCTCATCCTCATACTCTTCCATTTCATCATCCTCCTCATCCTCTGAGGGTGGAGGGGGGGCTGGGGTTTTGGGTGGCGGGGGGCGACGCTGAGACATTGTACTAATGATGTAGAAAATAGAGCTCAATTAAAATCGCAACTAATACTAAAATGCCTGGAGGAGCTCTGCTTCAACTCGTCGCTTACGGGGCTCAGGATGTGTACCTGACTGGACAGCCGACCGTTACATTTTTTCAGACCGTGTATAAGCGTCACACCAATTTTGCAATCGAGGCCGTCCCTCAGACTCTGGCCGGACAGGCGAATCCTGGCGGCCTGGTCTCTGTGACCCTTGCGCGTACTGGTGATTTGATCGGTGATATGTGGGTTGTTCTTCAGCCTACACCTACATCGACCGCTCAGTTGACCTCCAACAATGTCGTGGCCGACATGAACTGGGTCGCCGAGAGAGCCTTTAATTCCGTAGAACTCTTTATCGGGGGCCAGTCCATCGATAAGCACTACCAGCTCTGGTTCCGCCTGTACTCTGAGGTGTTCCTGAGCGAGTCCAAGAAGATAAACTATGGAAAACTGACGTCCATGCCCGTTCCAAATAACGGCAGCAATCCCACTTCAATTGCATATGTTTATTTACCTCTCATCTTCTTCTTTAACAGAAACCCTGGACTGTACCTGCCTCTGATTGCTCTCCAGTATCACGAGGTCCGTATAGATTTCACACTGACAGCCTCTTACAATAGTTATTTCGGAACAAATCCTCCGGTCGTGTGGGCAAATTACATGTATCTCGAGAAGGAGGAGCGTGACAAGTTTGCTAAAAAGAATCAGGAGTATCTCATCGAGCAGGTCCAGCACGTCAATGGAGACCCTGTAGGTACTTCTAATGAGAATACACCCAGTGTTATTCGTATTCAGTACAATCACCCAGTCAAGGAACTCGTTTGGGTCTACCAAAATCCAGCGCCCAATGCAAACCCCAACGCAATGTGGAACTTTTCTTCCAGTGTCGCAAACGTGAATGTAACGTGTGATATTACAAAGATTTCACAGTCTACGCTCCAGCATCCCCACAACACAGGCAGCCCCCTTTTGTACGTTCCCCCCGCTCTGAGCTCTAATCTTTTCGTTATTAACACGAGTAATGTAACTACGGGCAACACAATTTCGGTCCAGTCAAACGTTCTGACCGGAAATGTGTTATGGGTCGAGGGTGGTCTCCCACAGTATGGCACGTCTAATGTAACCTACGGCCAAGAGGTTGGTCCGCTCCACAAATTCAAGATTATTCTCAATGGTACGGACCGTGCATATGAGCAATACGGAAAATGGTACAATCAGTACCAGCCGTACCAGTATCACACCGGTCACCCGTATCCAGGTATCTACGTGTACTCTTTTGCACTCAAGCCGGAAGAGCTCCAGCCCAGCGGCACTTGCAACTTTTCAAGAATTGACATGGCACAGGTGGCCGTTAGCCTCAAGTCAGGCCTTCCAACAAATTTGGTCCAGCAAATGTTTGCGGTCAATTACAATATTCTGAGAATAGCATCAGGTATGGGCGGTCTCGCATTTGCCAACTAAATTTTTTTCTTGGGTAATATTACAAAATGGCCGGTGGACTTATGCAGCTCGTCGCTTATGGCGCACAGGACGTCTATCTTACGGGTCAGCCCAAGGTTACCTTTTTTCAGGCAGTTTACAAGCGCCACACCAATTTCGCAATGGAGAACATCCAGCAGACGGTGAACGGCACCCCCTCCAACTCTGGCCGTGTGTCCGTGACGATTGCCCGCAACGGCGATCTGGTCGGTAACATGTATGTGCGCCTGCAGCCCACGCAGGTGTCATATTCCAACCTGACCTCTACTGGTACCAACATTGACATGAACTGGGTGGCTGAGCGCGCCATTGCCGATATTGAGCTGACCATTGGCGGTCAGCGCATCGACAAGCACTACCAGACGTGGTTCCGCCTGTACGCTGAGGTTTTCCTGGGCGAGTCTGACAAGATCAACTATGGCAAGATGGCCTCCAGCCCTGCACCCACCGCCGATTCCACCAACGTGAACAGCGTGTTCCTCCCCCTGCTCTTCTTCTTCAACCGCAACCCAGGTCTGTACCTGCCCCTGATTGCTCTGCAGTACCACGAGGTCCGCATGGATTTCGATCTGACGTCTTATTTCACGCTGTATTTCGGCGCCAGTGCTCCAGTGTTCGAGGTCTGGGCCAACTATGTGTACCTGGACACGGAGGAGCGCCGCCGTTTCGCCCAGAAGGGCCACGAGTACCTGATCGAGCAGGTCCAGCACACCGGCGGTGACTCCGTGACCGCCTCTTCTACCAGCGGCCCCGGTGCCCAGACCATCCGTCTGTCCTTCAACCACCCCGTGAAGGAGCTGATCTGGTGCTACGCCAACACGACCTCCACCTCCAACAACTCCCTGTGGAACTTCTGCACGTCCCAGTCCAACGTTGCTCTGACTGTGGCTTCCAACGTGCTGACCACCTTCAACCTTCTGCCCCACGAGCTCGGCGTTCCTCGCCTTGCGGGTTCCTCTAACCTGTACGTGACCGCCACGTCAACTGGCCTTCTGTCCAACAGCCAGACGACTGGTTGGTTCGAGGAGGGCTCCGCCCTGGGCTACGGCACCGCTATCGGTGGTTACGAGGTAGGCCCCCTGCAGAACTTCAAGGTGGTTCTCAACGGCCAGGACCGCTTCAAGGAGCAGGTCGGCAAGTACTTCAACCAGTACATTCCCCTGGTCTACCACACCGGCACCCCCTACCCCGGTATCTACGTGTACTCCTTCGCCCTGCAGCCCGAGGAGCACCAGCCGACCGGCACCTGCAACTTCTCTCGCATTGATAACGCCCAGGTGGCCGTGAACCTGAAGGTTAACGCCAACTTCTCCAACCCTCTGCAGAAGATGTTCGCAGTGAACTACAACATCCTGCGCATCCAGTCTGGCATGGGCGGCCTCGCATTCTCCAACTAAATGTTTAAAAATAATAGGGCACTGCCCAGGGCGGAACGAAACGGAGTTTCATTCCGGGGTGTTCCGGCCCCAAGATCGTTCTTT